AATTTTTTTCGTATGTAATTGCCTCGTTAATCAAAGTCTTTTTCTTTTTATTTCCTGGAACTGGTGGTCTTGTTTGACGTTTTGGTTTAATTTCTATAAGATATCTTTTTGTGTCACCATTACTCTCTTGAACTTTAATAAAAAAATCTGGAAAATATCTTCTGATTTTTTTAGTAGTGGGATCGTAATATGGAATGAAGAATTCTTCACTTCCCCATTCCAAAATATTTGGGTTCCTATCACAATATCTCATAAATTCAACTTCCCAAGAACTTCTATAAATTATATTTCTAGAATCTCCTTTGTATTTTTCTGGGTTTCTTGGATTGAATCTTCCTTGATGATATTTACTTTCTGCCATTTTCCGACTACATAATATATAAGTATTCAATATTTATAAATGGCAGCACCACCAGCACCAAGTCCAAAAAGTATGTCGGAGATTAAGTCTAAGTTACTTAATCCTTCGCTTACTTCTCATTTTGAATGTTATTTTAATCCCCCAAAAAAAGTTCAGGACTGGGCAGAAAATAAACAACTTGCTGGAGCTGGATCTGCATATGAATGGGATACCATAAGTATTCATTGTTCAGAAGCATCTTTACCTGGATCTTCTTTTGTAACCAATGAAGTCAATAATGATTTTACTGGTGTAACTGAGAGACTAGCATATAGAAGATTGTATGATGATAGAGCGGACTTTACTTTCTATGTTGATCATGATTATAAAGTGATTAGATTTTTTGAAAATTGGTTATCATATATTTCAAATGAACAGATTTCTGGATTTGTTAGTCCAGATTATTTTTATAGAATGAATTATCCAGAAAATTATAGATCCGAATCAATCTATATTAAAAAATTTGAGAGAGATTACAACGGAAATTATTTGCAATATCAATTTCTTCAGGCATATCCAATTTCTATAAATTCTATGCCAGTGTCATATGATTCTTCTAGTATATTAAAATGTACCGTATCATTTACATACACTAGATATTTTGTTACTACTCAACAGGGAATGGTTGAACAAGAACCTAAAGAACCTAAACCACCTACAACCCCAGAATATTATGGTCCAGGATTACCTGGAGAACAAGCAAATGAGCTGAGAAAAGCATATCTAGAGGATCTTGTAGTTAGATATCAAAATATACCAGTGAGTTGGAACTTCCATCTACTGGAGAAGCAATTCAATACAGACCGTTTCTAGTTAAAGAAGAAAAACTTCTTCTTCTTGCATTAGAAAGTGAGAATACAAAAGAGATTACAACAGCAATTAAAACGGTAATCAAGAGTTGTATTAAGACAAAAAATATTAAAGTAGAAGCACTTCCAACATTCGACATTGAATATCTCTTTCTTAACATTAGAGGTAAATCTGTTGGGGAAGATATTGAAGTTAATCTTATTTGCCCAGATGATGATGAAACTGTAGTGCCGACTAAGATTAATATTGATGATATTAAAGTTATCAAAAACGAAGATCACGAAAGAAAGATTAAAGTTGATGAAAGCATTGTGATGGAAATGAAGTATCCATCATTGGATCAATTTATTAAGAGCAACTTTGATTTAAATGATTCTAATGTTGATCAATCATTTGATCTTGTTGCATCTTGTATTGATAAAATTTATACAGATGAAGAGGTATGGGCAGCAGCGGATGTTACAAAGAAAGAACTTTTAGAGTTTCTTGAGCAAATGAATTCCGCTCAGTTCAAAAAAATTGATGCCTTGGGAAAGAGACATTTATGTAACTTTACTCAAGAATCACCTTGAAGAAGAGAAAATGAAGCAGCAACAAAATGGCGGATAAATGGATTCAAAAGATCTGATTGCTTATAAAAAAGAAAAGATCCAGGAGGAACTGTGGAAAATTGTTCCTCCTGGATTTTCGTATCAAAAATCTAAAAATGTAAGCGATAGTCTTGTAAAATTCTACGGCGAAGATAAAGAATTCCTTTCGGAATATGGATACATATATTCTTCAAAGTATGATACTGCTTTTAATCATTTAAGATTTATTGGTTTATCCATAAAAGATTACAAACAAGCAAAGAAATTTCCTGCTTTTAAACACGATCCAGAACTTTATAAGCAATTAGAAGAAGGTTGTGATGCACTTGCAAAATTCTTTAATAGAGCGAAGAAAGTAATTGCAGATGTCGAAGAAGAAATTGAAGTAAGATTAAATTTATTACATAAAGAAAGACAGAAAGAAAAGCAAAATCAAGAGACTGTAAAGAAACCTAAGCAACAAAAGGTTTCAGTTGGGGCAGGAGAAAAAACTCCCCCACCACCACCTAAGAAATCTTCCAATGCCTTATCTTTATACGAGGGTGTTAAAGAAGCAGATTCTGTAAATGAAAATATTGATGAAAGAATTCTAAGACTTCTTGGTATTGATGATGTATTCGATTTAGATTACGGCACATATCAATCTCTCCTAAAAGCGAGAATGATTGAGTCTAGAATGATGGGCAAAAAACTTGCCAGTGAAGAAGATGAAATATTGGTTGGAGAATATAAAAGAGTAAGAGGGAAAGTAGGAAGATTCAAAGTAAAGAAGAGAAAGATAACTTCCGAAAACATTGGAACTACTGGACCAGTAAAATACAAAAATAGAAACTGATAATACATCCAATAAAACATCTCTTAATATTATTGATTCATTAAAAAACATTTTTTCTATTCTTTCTAATCAATACAAACAATCAGTAAAAAATTCTGAGTCCGAAAGAAGATCAAAAGAAAGAAGGGGAAGAGAGGAAAAAGAGAATGCGTTAGAGGGTTCTATACAAAAACTTTCTAGTGTTGTTAAAAAAATCTTCACTCCTGTTCAAGGAATACTTGATAGAATTATTAAATTCATAACTTTTGTTTTACTTGGAAGAGCAGTTGGTAAATTGTTAGATTGGTTTGGGGATCCAAAAAATAAAAAGAAAGTCGATTCAATAAAGAGATTTTTAAAAGACTGGTGGCCAACATTACTGGCAGCATTTGTTCTTTTTGCAACTCCATTTGGACTATTTGTAAGATCTTTTATTGGAGTTGTTGCCAGATTTATTCCAAAACTTCTTGGATTGATTCCTAAACTTAGGAATATTATTAAATTAAATAAAACTCCAAAGGGACCAAAAGGAGCAGGAGGATTACTTTCTGTTGTTTCAAATCCAATGTTCTGGTTCCCAGCTTCAATGGCTGCAGGAGCATCTTTAGCAAATGAAGTAACGGGTCAAAGAAAAGCAGCAGGAGTTCAGGCAGAAAATAAAGCAAGAGCACAATCTGGAACTGGATTGGGAGTCCAAGGTGTCGGTGGTGTTGGAGATATGGGCCCAACAACTCCTTATGGAATGCTTCAAGGTGCAAATACAGGAGCAAAAATTTTTAGCGGATTTGTAGATAAAAATACTGGAACAAAGATATCTGGTGCAGGTCAAGATACTCAATATCTTCCTAATATTGCTGGAGGTGGAGTTGCAGTTTCTCCTGGAGAACTTGTATTAACTAAAGAACAGCAATCTCAAATTGCTGCAGATACTGGAGTTCATCCTGCATCTTATGTTCCAAATGGAACTAAATTTGTAAATCCAAGTAATATAAATGTATCTGGAAATATTGAAGGATTTAAAACTGGTGGAGTCATTGGGGGAATTCAGGGAGCATTATCTAATGTTGGGAATTTATTCAAAGGTATTGCTCCAGGATCTAGACCTGCATCATCTACTTCATCACCTAAACCATCATTACCATTACCAGAATATAAACTTCCAGAAGTTCAAGCAGCATTAAGAACAATTAAAGTTGCTGAAGGAACTGCAAAATCTAAAAATTCATATGATACATTATTTGGTTTTGGATCTGCACCAATTCGTCAGATGACTGTTAAAGAAGTTATCAGTATGCAAAATACTGATAGACTTCCAAAAAGACTTGGTGGTGGAACAGTTGGATTTGGTAAAGATAGTAGCGGAAGAGTGATGTCTGCTGCTGCAGGGGCGTATCAATTTATGCCTAGCACTCTCCAGCAACTTATGAATATGAGAGTATTGAAACCAACTGATTTGATGACTCCAGATAATCAAGATAAAGGTGCATGGGGATTAATGAAATATAGAGGTGTTACATTACAATCTCTTAGAAGTGGTGGAATGTCCAGATCAAATATGAATATGATGGCTCCAGAGTGGGCATCATTCCCCAATCTTAATGGGGTAAGTAATTATGATCAACCAGTAAAATCACCAGAAGTTTTACAAAAAACATATAAAGATTCCCTTAAACAGATTAAATTGGGCCCACAAAGTAAAGCATTGCCACCTGGACAAAGAGTTGCTATGCTTCCAGATATTGTTCATAATATTCCTTTAGACAAATCAAATAAACCCAAACCATCAGTAAGAGAGTCTAGCGGTATTCCACAATTTGATGTTTTGGATATGTCTAGAAGTGCTATTGAAACTAGAAAAAAAGTAAAAATTTCTTTAGGGATAGCATAATATGGCAACAATAAATTCTAAAAAATTATTACCACCATCTAAATCTTCTTTAAATGCGAAAAACAAGAAGATTTTAATACCAGCAAGTAATATCCGTGTAAAAAAGAATGTAAAGTCTTCATCTGAAGATTTAAAAAAAGAAGGATCTGGTGGAATATCTTCAGATTCTCTTTTAGGAATAAAAGATGTAATTTCAAAAATACAAGATGTATTATTGAGAAGTTCAATCTTTCAAAAGAAAGAACAAGATAATAAAAGAAAAGGTCAAGAAAGAGAAACTAGAAAAAGAAGAGAATCCAAATTAGAAAAGAAACCAACTGATAAAAATATAGCATCTGGAATAGCGTCTTTACCCAACTTAAGTTTCATTGATAGAATTAAAAAGTTTTTATTTTGGACGATCTTGGGAAGATTGTTCTCAGATTTATTTCCAAAACTGGTAGAGTTTTCTAAGAGAATAGTTCCAATCGTAGATTTTGTAGAAAATTTTGCTGGTAATATATTAAAAGGTGTAGTTGATTTCATCGATTGGGGATATATTGCTTATGATAAAGTTAGAGATTTAACAAAACAAATAGGTGGAGAAAACGCACAAAAAACATTTGATGATTTCTCTAAACATTTCAATACTTTTTTAAATCTTGCTTTGATTGCCGCAATGGCAGGATCTGGTATTGGGAGAGGTGGTGATACTCCAGGAAAACCAGGAAAACCAGGAAAACCAGGAAGACCTGGACAGTATGGTGGAGGTGGTGGAGGAAGACCAACAGCAGCAGACCGAACCAGGAATGCAAGAATTAGAAATATACAAAGGCAGTATGGTCCAAGTGCAAGAAAGATATATGAAAATGCTCTAAACAACGGTAAGACTCCTCAACAAGCTGAAGCAGCAATAAAAAGAGGATTTAAAAAAGGAGTTTCTATTAGAGCAGGAGCAGATTCATTAGCAGCAAAAACAGCAAAAAAAGGATCTTTATTTAAAAGAGGTTTAAGAAAACTCCCCGCAAGACTTGCAACAAAGACTCTTGGAAAAGCGGGTATAAAAATTGCTGGAAAAGCTTTAGGTAGAATTCCAATTATTGGTGGATTAGTTGATTTCTTATTTGCTTTGTGGTCAGGTGAAAAACCAGGAAGAGCAGCAGCAAAGGCAGTTGGTGCTACTATTGGTTCAGCATTAGGGACGTTTATTCCCATTCCACTTGCTGGAACAATACTTGGTGGTATCCTTGGTGATATTGTTGGTGGAGCCTTGTATGATACTTTAGTTACAAATAATAATAAAAAAGTTCAGAAAAAAGCAAAAGGTGGAAATATCACTAGAGGAGGAAAACGAGTTGGACGTTCTAATAGAAGAAGTATAAAAGTTTCAAAAGTTAAAAAACCAAATAAAATAGTTCCACAAAGAACTATTGTTGGAAAGGACGTTGGTGGAAAAAATAAAATTGAAGATATTTATGGGAAAGGATCAAAAAAGAAAAGAAGAAATCCAATAAAATTATTAAAGAAAGCATCCAGAGCAGTTAAGAAAAATGATAATGTTTTGAATGGATTACCAGCAGCAATGTTTGGTGCTGGTATTGATATGACTCTTGGACAAAAACCAGATAAAAATTTATCAATTGATATTGGAAACATGTTTGGATCTATAATTCAAACTTCGGTGAATAGTGAAATATCAAAATTATTTACAGATGTGTCAAGTATATTAACAAGAGCAGAAGGAGGAACTATACCAGAATCTAGAAATTTAAAATTAAATAATTCGAATTTAGATATTGGTAAAAAAGTTGGAAATGAAATTTCACAAAAACTTATTTCTTCTATAAATTCATCTGTCAATGATGTATTCCAAAGTTTAAATAGAGAATTTGGAATCAAAGATAAAGAAGATGCTTCTCCACCATCTGGAGGAGGTGGTGGAGGGGGTGGATTAGATGGAATAGATCAAATGTCCTCTCTCACTGGAATTCATAAACAAGCAGCAGACATTATTGCTGGATATGAATCTGCAACCAGTGGTGGATATAATGCGATGAATAGAGGAGAACCTGGTGATAGTCCAGAGGGTCCTATGCATTATTTTGGTAAAAACTTAACTGATATGACTATTGGTGAAGTTGTGGGTTTACAGAGTCAAGGAAGATCAAAATTAAATGCTGCCGGAAGATATCAATTTGTTGGAAATACTCTTCCAACGGCAATGAGAGATGCAAATCTTAAACCTAGCGATAGATTTAGTCCATTAAATCAAGATAAAATGTTTGTGGCCCATCTCATAAAAAATGGTCATAGACCTTGGACGGGCTCATGGGGAATGGGCAAATATTCTAGACAACAATTAGACATACTTGATAGAGCAGTAAAGACACCTATTACTGGCGAAACTTTTAATGGATATTCTAGTGATGTTAGAATGACAAAAGGAGCAGGAACTTTCATTCAAGGAAATACTGGAGCTTCTAGAGGAGATCATTTTCATATTGGACCAACTGAGTATAGAGATGAAGGAAAGCAAACTGATAGAGGAAAGAAAGATGCAAGAGAAGCAGCTTTTCACGTAGCTAAAGCTTTAATTGCAAAAAAAATTCCATTTTATCTTAGTAATTACACTGGATTTAAATCTCCTTGGTATGCAGGAAAAGGAGATAACAAATCAGATCAAGAATTGAGAAATGCTATTTTAGCAGAACAAAATGGTCACCGAACCCGCCCTGGTGGAGGATCTTGGGGCGGAATTGATATTGCTACGGCTTATGGTACAAGATTACCAGTTGCAGTTGGACCAGTAAAAGACAAAGGAGATGGATTTGGATATGCTGCTATAATATCTGGAACCAGAGGTTTTGTTGGTCATGGAGCAGAAGGATCCAGACAAACTAAATCGGGAGAAATTGCAATTCAAGAACCATCAAAACCAAAACCAAAACCAAACCCTCAACCAAAACCAGGAACACAAGCACTTAATTATGGTGCTACTTGGAATTCAAAAACGGGATTTACTTTAAAAGGTGGCGGGTGGCTTGGATTAGATTCGTCTTTAACAGTTACCGATACAGAACGTACAAAATATAGGGAAATACCACAATTTGGACTTGGTAGAGGATCTAAAGAAGGAGAGAAAAAGAAAGCAGCGGATGGAAATTTTTATGAATGGAAAAAAGGAAAATGGATATTATGGAATCCAGCTGGACCTGGAGCAAACGCTTCATTACCAACTTCTTCATTAAGTCAATCTATAGCACAAGTGAGTGGAAAATATACAGATAATTTGGTTATACAAAGAGTTATAATAAATAGACAAGTTCCAGTTCCTGTTATTGCTTAAGTAGTAAAATAATGGCAAGCAACCAAGCAGCACAAATAACAAAATTTGATATCCATTCAAATGAAGGTGGAATAGTAAGCTTGTTGGGAAAGGGTGCTTTACCTTTAGTAGAATATCGTGAATGTATATTAGATAATACTATAAGAATCCATGCTTTGTATATGGATGGTGGTCAATCTGGAGGAGATGTTGGATCTGTAGAATATCTGAAATTGCAAGGGGATGAAAAAGTAAGTTTTTCTGTAACTCATGATGGAAAAACTTTATCCTTTGATAAGAATTTAAGAATTCAAAGTTGGAGTTCTCAGGAAAATGAGTTGCAGGTAGCAATAGAACTCTTTATTGTATCCAAAGATTTCTTTGATAATATTACAGAAGATACTAAAGTATATTCTTTCTATGGAGGTAAAATATCTGATAGTGTTGAAAAAATACTCAAAGAATCTTTGAAGACAGATTTTAAAATTGAAGTTGATGAGACAATTAATACTAAGGCTTTTCACGGAAAAGTAAAAGAACCTTTTGAATTATGTACAAATTTATGTAAGTATTCTATTCCAACTGAGAATGGAAAGAAAGGAGAAACGGCAGGATATTTATTTTTTCATACTTCAAAGGGATACAAATTCAAATCTGTTGATTCTTTATTTGCTGCAAAACCTGTTGGTAAATTTATTAAAAATAATACTCCATACTTACCCCCAGGATATGATGGAAAAATACATGAAGATAATTTATCAAAGGCAGTTGATTTAGAAAAACAATTAAGAAGCGGAGCATATGGATCCAGATTGAAAAAATG